CAAGCCACGGGAAAGCTCGCAGCAGTAAATGCGACAAAAATAGAGGCTATCGTAGATTCCTTGGCGGAACAGGCCGAGACAGCGAAAGCGTCGGACGCCAAGCTCCAGCAACTGATCGAAATAATGCTGAAGAACCAGAACTAAAGTACGATCCTGCCAACCCGAATCTGTTTTGTGATCTGAGAGAGTGGAATAACTTACAGCTAGTTCAACCTCCCGCAAAACGCCATCAGGTTGCTATGGAATGGTTGAAGTTTAACCATCAACAGTGCGGATATGGCGCGATGATTTACGTCAGAAATACTATGCCAAGAGTATTAGGGACAGCTCATCAGGTTGATGTAGAAATGCTTACTTGGGAGCTTGTTGCGCCTCAAGCAGAAAGAACCCAAGCCTTGAAGAAGAAGCGCAGACTATGACACTGATGATCTTTGTATTAGTGTTGCTTACGCCGGGTGGAGTGCCAACTGGCACAGAGCTATATTTTCAAGAGCTAACTAGCTGCCTCGAATATCGTGATGCGCTGGTTCATCAAAGTGTTCATACTCATAACTGGTTACGCAGTAAGACCAACAAGTTTGACGGATATTGTGAGGTGCGTTTAATCCCTTCAGCAGAGGCTGGTAAGGGTAAATATATATTTAGAGATCCCGTCAGGAAGAAAGACGATGAGTGAAATACCACCGTTCCCAAACAGTGTGAATGCTGTGCAGCAAGTTCCAAAGCATCAGATTCAAAAGATAGATATGGAACGTATGCAAGGCAGGGAGACAAACGCAAAACAAGAGATCATTACTACAATATACGATGCAAAGGTGTACACATATAAAAGTGGTCAGCTTAGTTACACAACACCTAAAGTTACCGGTCAGCATATTTTGGTGACTGTATGACTCCTAAAAAGCTGGAGCCAAAGTCTAGATACGCAGAGTATGACGCAGATGGCGATGGCACAGTTACCGACGAAGAGTTAACGAAACATACGGAGATGCTACAGCTTGAGCTTCAAGAAGAAAAAGCCGACTCTCAAAGAAAAATGGCATGGACAGCGATGGCTTCTATGTGCTGCTTTGCTTTGCTTCCTCTTGCTCCTTTTGTCCCAGACAGTCGCCTTGACACTCTTGCTGCGCTGAGTGATATGTTGTTTTTGTCTCAAGCCTCTATTGTTGGATTGTACTTCGGTGCAACTGCGTATATGAGCAGGAGGCCGTAGTGCCAAAAGAAAAAGAAGTCTACAACTACAAATGCACTTTGGTGAAAGTCGTAGATGGTGACACGATTGATATAGATATTGACCTTGGCTTTGATGTATGGCTTAGAAATCAAAGGGTTAGGTTGTATGGCATAGATACACCAGAGTCTCGTACTCGTAACAAAGCTGAAAAAGTTCTTGGTTTGGCAGCTAAAGAGTTTCTTACGCAGCAATGCCGCAACACATTTACAGTGGCTTCTATGGGTAGAGGTAAGTTCGGCAGAATACTGGGAATCATTTATTCAGAAAATGGTTTAGATATTTGCAAGCTTATGATCAAAACGGGTCATGCAGTTGAGTATTATGGCGGTAAGAAGACCAAGGTTTGGGCGTGAGTATACTTAGCTCTCTAATTGAACCAGCTACGAAGATTCTTGATAAGGTTATTGAGGATAAAGATCAAAAAAATGCTCTCGCACATGAGATTGCGACGATGGCAGAGCGTCATGCACAAGAGCTTGCTAAGGGTCAGTTAGACGTAAATAAAGTTGAGGCAGCACACAAGTCTTTGTTTGTTGCCGGGTGGAGACCAGCGATTGGATGGGTGTGTGCGCTGGGTCTTTTCTACAATGTGATATTGGCAAATATAATCGGAATTTGGATTGATCTGCCCGAAATAGACACAACGCTACTTGTTCCAGTAATGATGGGTATGTTGGGGCTTGGGGCTATGAGATCATACGAAAAAGTACAAGGAGTGAGCAGAGAAAAGTGACTATGTGGAGCGCATACAGGCGATTAAGTAAGTTAATCTGTATACCGCAACTAAACATACTCACCGCTACTCCAGAAAAAAAGGAAAAACGAATGGAAACCAGCAAAGAAGGAATAGCTCTTATAAAAAAGTTTGAAGGCTGTGAGCTGTCTTCTTACATATGTTCTGGTGGGGTTCAAACAATAGGATATGGTCATACCAAAGATGTCAAAGAGGGTGACACTTGCACTCCTGAAGAAGCAGAAGAGTTTTTAAAAGACGATCTGGAAAGTTTTGAGGGTGCGGTTTCTAGGTTAGTTGAGGTTGATCTCACGCAAAATCAGTTTGATGCGCTTGTTTCATGGACTTTTAATTTGGGATGGGGCGCATTGTCTTCAAGCACATTGCTAAAAGTGCTTAACGATGAGAATTACAAAGGTGTTCCAGAGCAGATTAAGCGTTGGAATATGGCTGGAGGTAAAGTTTTAGATGGTCTTGTTAGAAGAAGAGAGGCAGAAGCTCTTCTTTTTGAAGGCAAACCTTGGGAGGATGTGTAATAATGGCTATAGGCGATCCAAATCAGCTCCCAATGGGTATGGCTGGGCCGTTAAATTTGACACCCCAGCCCAGCTATACTCCTCCCCCTGTTCCTTTTGGCTACGGTCAAATGCAGGGAATGCCAGCTTTATCAAGAAATCCGAATTACGGGGTTCCTTCTGGGATAGGTTCGCTGCTAGGTGGGCAAAATCCTATGATGGCACCCCAAGCAGGGGCGTTCCTTTCTCCTCAAGCCCCTGTTTCTACAAATGCGCTTGCTGGTACTAATCCTTTTACTGGTGGAGCGTTTCAAACCTTTACTGCTGGAGATGTGACTCAGGCAGCATCTGATTACAGAACCAATCAAGCAGAATTATTAAGACAAGCAGAGGCTCAAGCGGCGGCTCAAAAAGCTGCTGCTGATGCAGCCGCAAAAGCAGAAGCAGATCGCATAGCCGCTGAACAGGCTGCTGCCGCTGAAGCTGCAAGAATAGCTCAAGAACAAGAGGCTGCTAAGATAGCTGCTGAACAAGCAGCCGCTGCTGCTGAAGCGGAGAGGATCGCCCAAGAACAGGCCGCTGCTGCTGAAGCGGAAGCTAAGGCAAAAGCAGATGCTGATGCCGCTGCCGCTGCTGAAAAGACAGCTCAAGAAGAAGCTGCTAAAAAAGCCGCTGAGGAGGCTGCTGCAAAGATCGCTTCTGGTGAAGTGGTAATGCCTACGCAAGAGGAGATTGCCGCATCTATAAGGCCATCAACTGGCATGGGTGGTGATAAAGGTGGGCCGGGAGGCGTTCTTCCTGCTGGTGGTGTAGCGATAGCACCTGTAGAGCCACCTATGGCGGGTGGTTTTGTTGATGATATTAGACCGCAAGTTCCTGCTGGTGGTGGTATTTCTTCTGCGGTTCCGGGTAAAGACTTTGTACCTTTTGCTATTCCTCCTGAATCTGGCATAGGTTCTTTGATTGGTGTAGGCAGACCTTCTGAACCAATGATGCCTCCACCGCCTCCACCAGTTGTAAGACCTCCACTGCCTCCAGTTGTTAGCACTGGTGGGCCTGAAGATATGTCAGGGGTTTTGGGTCTAAATCTGCCTTTTGTTGGAAGGGAAGAGATTCCTAACATTCCTCCCCCGCCTCCAATCCCAGTAAATGTGCAAAAGCCTATTGCTGCTCCGAAGCCTAGGCCAATGCCAGTTGGAACTGGAGTGCCTTTTGTCCCGCCAGAGATAGATCTTGATGCGATTAAAAGAAGGGTTGCAGTAATACAGCCTGAACCAGAGGTTGTCCTCCCTACACCAAGAAAGGGTAGAAAGCCTATAACTCAAGCTATTCCAACAAGAACTAAAGAAATACCAGATGTTTCTACAGCAGCAGATAAAAGAAGAGCTGCAACGCCTAAAGCAATTACTCCTCCAAAGCCGAATACGCAACAGGTTGAGACAAAACCAAAGACAAGAAAAAAACAACAGCCCAAGAAGAGGAGAGGCAGAAGAGGCGCGAGAGGTAGGGCTTAAAAATGCCACTTAGCAAGATAAAGTTTGCTCCCGGTGTCAACAAAGAGGGAACAGAATATTCTGCTGATGCGGGTTGGTTTGATGCCGACAAGATCAGGTTTAGGCAAGGAAGGCCAGAAAAGATAGGCGGCTGGGTCAAATATTCAGAAACATCTTTCTTAGGCGTTTGCCGATCAATACATGACTGGGCATCGTTAGAGTCAATTAGGTATATCGGCCTTGGCACTAACCTAAAGTTTTATGTGGTAGAGGGTAATAGCTTCAATGATGTTACCCCGATCAGATCCACAACATCCGCTGGTGATGTGACATTTGCTGCCACTAACGGATCAAGCACGATCACGGCAACAGACACATCTCATGGTGCTGTGGTAAACGACTTTGTTACATTCTCTAGTGCCGCTTCGTTAGGCGGGAACATCACTGCTGCTGTGTTAAATCAGGAGTATCAGATCACTGCTGTTCCTACGGTAAACACTTATGAGTTTACTGCTAAAGACACGAGCGGAACTACGGTCACAGCAAACAGCAGCGATACGGGTAATGGTGGCAGTTCTACTGTTGGTGCGTATCAAATCAACACAGGATTGAATGACTTTTTGGAAGGCACTGGATGGGGTGCTGGATCATACGGAATGTCTGCTTGGGGTAGCGCGAGTAGCATATCCGCTGCCGGACAACTACGTTTGTTTAGCCAAGATAACTTCGGAGAAGATTTGCTCTTCAATGCTAGAGGTGGAGGCATATTCTTTTGGGATGAGTCTGGTGGAACAAGTGCTAGGGCTGTAAACATTACAAGTCTTAGCGGATCAGATCAGCCCACAATAGCTTTGCAGATTATGACGAGCGATATAGATCAGCACGTTATAGCTTTTGGTGTTAATCCGATTGGGTCTAGTCAAATAGACCCTTTGTTTATTAGATTCTCTGATCAGGAGAACGCAACTGACTGGACTCCTACAGCAACAAATACTGCTGGTGGCATAAGAATAAACTCTGGATCGCAGATTATTGGTGCTGTTCAAGGAAGACAAGAGATACTGGTGTTTACAGATGTAAGCTTGCACTCAATGCGGTTTGTAGGTGCGCCGTTTACATTTCAAATTCAAACAGTCAGCACTGACATATCAATGATCAGCCCTAATGCTGCGGTAAATGCGAGAGGATCTGTTTACTTCATGGATAAGGGTGGATTCTATGTTTATAACGGATCTGTTCAACCTCTGCCTTGTTCAGTAAAAGAATTTGTTTTTTCTAATTTAAACGTAGGTCAAGCGTTTAAGGTTTTTGCAGCAGAAAACAACGCATTCTCTGAAGTTATGTGGTTCTATCCAGTGGGAAGCGGGGCTACAGAGATAACAAACTACGTTAGCTATAATTATGCAGAAAATCTTTGGTCTGTAGGAACCCTAGAGAGAGCGGCTTGGCAAGGCGTTGGAACACAAAACTTCCCTATGGCTACTTCCGTTGTTACCACAAGTAACAATAATTATCTCTACTACCATGAAAATGGTTTTGATGATGATGGATCAGCGATGAATGCTTTTGTCGAGAGTGGGGATCTTGAGGTTCAGGAAGGCGAAAGATTTATGATGATCAAGCGCATTTTGCCTGACTTTGCATTCACTGGTGCCACAAGCGATGCCTCGATCAGTATGACGCTAAAAGGAAAAGACTTTCCGTTGCAGTCGGCAACAACCTTATCAACCTCAACGATTACGCCATCTTCTACCCAGAATCATGTTAGGGCTAGGGCTAGGCATCAAATAGTTAGGGTGGAGAGCACAGGGTTGGGTTACGGATGGAGGCTTGGTGATCTAAGATTTGATGTTAAAGCGGATGGAAGAAGATGAGCACACAAACAAGATCAACACCATTACCTGTTCCTACTCCTGAATACGATGCAAGAGCAGAAGCAATAAACAGAAGAACTATAGAGTTGACTCTAGATCAAATAGAAAACGATGTAGTTCTAGCTAAAACTCAGGGTGATAAAGAGGGATCTCTAGCAATGAGAAGGTTTCAATTTCTTCTCATGGGTGCCTCATGACAGATGTTATAAAGGTTTTGGGTCAGGCTGATGTTTCGGCTACAACGACTACTACTCTTTACACGGTTCCTAATCTGACACAAACAACTGTCAGTTCACTTGTGATCTGCAATAGAGGCGGCTCTGGTATTACGTTTCGGGTAAGTATTCACGTTGCTGGTGCTGGAGCTGATGACAAACAGTTTATTTTCTTTGATGAAGACCTAGCTGCAACCACAAGTAGGACGGTAGTAATCGGTATCTGTTTGGCTCAAACGGATGTGGTCAAGGTATACGCAAGCGCGGCAAATGTTAGTTTTAACCTATTCGGGGTGGAGACAAGTTAATGAATTATGTAAACGGTCAAATGCAACCAGCACCATTGCAAGGTGTTGCAGATCAGATGGCTCAGTACGGAAGGTACGGAGACAGTATGCTTGTCCACATGAACCCAGCGGAGGTTCAAGGCATAGCATCTTTGGTTCCGGGTGGTCTGACCACTAATCCAATGACGGGACAACCAGAAGCGTTTCTACCGTTTTTGGCACCAATAATCGGTAGTATGCTGGGATCTGCTGCATTGACTGGTGCCGGTGCAGGAGTGTTGGGTGCCGCTGGATTGAGTTCTGCTGCTGCTGGAGCCATAGGTTCTGGGCTTGCAACCACTGCATTGACTGGTGATTTAAAAGAAGGACTTGTTAGCGGTCTTACAGGATTCGGCATAGGTAAAGCACTTGGCGCAGGGTTAGATGCAGCAAAAGGAGTTAAGGGTGCCGCTGCTGCGGTAGATGCAGCTAAGACTGGAGTTGCTGAAGCAACAAAAACTGCTGGAGAACTAGCAGCAGAATCAGCCGTTCAAAAAGTAGGTTCAGGTGTAACTGCTGGCAACGTAGATGCTGCTATCAATGAGGCCATAGGGCTAGGAGATTTAGCGACAAGAGAGGCTGCTCTTGAATCTGCAAAAGGAGCTTACGGTCAAAGCTTACGAGATCTAGAGTTTGGTGGAAGATTAAAGGCTATGGCGACTAACCCCGGAGCAGTTGGAAAGCAGCTTATGGGTGCCAGCTCTATCGTTCCTATCGCCGTAGGAGAAGGGCAAAGAGCACAAATGGATGCTATGAGGCAGCAAGAAAGAATAGCTAGGCAGTACGAAAGAGATCAAGAAGAACAGGGAAGAAGGGCAGAAGAGATATTAGGAACTGCTGTTGGATTAGCTGGTAGGGACTATGGATTAGATTTATCTGGTGGTAACAACCCATACACTGCTTACGATCCTAGTTATGCAGAAGGTGGCATTGTTTCGGTCAACCCAGATTATTATCAAAGAGCTTTGCAAGAGGCGGCAATGATTGGCACTGAGCCTGTAGGTATGAGAATGGGCGGTAGGTCAAGAACTGTTACCACAACTACAACCGCTGCGGCTCCGTTTGAAGACACCATGAGTAATATCAGGTTTGGCCCCGGATCTGCTGCGTCTAGACAAGCCCAGCTAAGAGGGCCAGAAGTGATAACTCCAGAAGAGCTGGAGGGCTATCGTCCCGGCATAGATCCAGAGATTATGTATTTCAGGCAAAGAACAACAGAAGAAACTCCTGATGTTCCCGGCACAGTGCCTCCTATTGATCTGCCTGATGACTTTAGGATTCCTTTTGATATTGGTGAGTTTGCTGGTTTAGCTGGTTTGACCG